GGAATCCATTGTGTTGCACCAGCAGGTGACTTTGTTTGTGTCCAATCATACTTAAACAATAACTTAAGGTATGAGTTGTCCCACTTAGTAGGGGTTGCAGTCCATGCACCTTCAATACCACTTGTAATTGTGTCTTCTGCGTTTCCTTTTCCAAATGAGTTTTTCCAACCAAGACCCATTTCTTCAATAGGTGCAGCTTCAGGATTTGGCCCAACGTTTGATGGATCACCAGCGCCATGTGCTTTACCAAATGCATGTCCACCTGCAATAAGAGAAACAGTTTCCTCATCATTCATAGCCATACGTGCAAATGTTTCACGAATATCTTTTGCAGAAAGAATTGGATCTGGATTTCCATTAGGACCTTCTGGGTTTACATAAATTAATCCCATTTGAACTGCAGCAAGAGGATTTTCTAATTCACGATCTCCACTATATCGATTATCTGCAAGCCATTCTTTTTCTGAACCCCAGTATGTATCATCTGATTCCCAAACATCTTCACGACCACCAGCAAAACCAAATGTTTTGAATCCCATATTTTCAAGAGCAACATTACCTGCAAGAATCATAAGGTCTGCCCATGAAATTTTATTTCCGTATTTTTGTTTAATAGGCCAGAGCAAACGACGAGCTTTATCTAAATTACCATTATCTGGCCAAGAGTTTTGTGGAGCAAATCTATGTAATCCTTCTCCTGCACCGCCACGACCATCTGTTGTTCTGTACGTACCTGCAGAATGCCATGCCATACGAATAAAGAATGGTCCATAGTTTCCGTAATCTGCTGGCCACCATTCTTGTGAGGTAGTAAGGAGTGTATTAATATCACTCTTAAGGGCATCAAGGTCTAAGCTATTAAACTCTTTAGCGTAATCAAATCCATTTGTCATTGGATTAGATTTTTCTGAATGTTTTCTTAGTGGTGATAGGTCTAATTGATTAGGCCACCAATACTCGTTAGATGTTTTTTCATTATTTAAAGCATTACCCGTAAATGGGCATTTAGATTCGCTCATTATTTATCTTTCTACTAGTAGGTGTTTATTATACAATATTTATATTGATTTAGTCAATAGTAATTAACAGGTCTCATTTGTGCTTGGTATAGGGAAATCTTTGTTCCAAGATGCCCCGTAAAGAGTGTGTCTCCAATTTCCTGATGTTATTTTAGTAACCCTATGTTCAAATTCTTTTGTTACTGGGACCAGAACCAACATTCCCGCTTTTGGTTTAATTTTATATGGCTTGTGTTTAAACTCTAGAATTCCACCCTCAAAATCATCGTTTAAATAAAGAGACAGAGATCTATTAAACGGAGGAACCGTACTTCCGTCACCGAACTCGTTATGCCAATTCATAGCCCAATCTACCTTACTTACATCTAAAGGTATTGTTCCATTATTTGTTAAATAATTTCTTTCTATTTCACTCAAATCTCTTTCAATTTCTTCATCTGTACAAAATTTGAATGTTTGTAAGCTAGCATGAGGATTATATATTGGTGGCATAACTTGTGTTAGTCTATCTAATACCCCTCCTGGCCTTTCTAATATTGGGTGGTATATCGGTGGGTGTTCTGATGTCACAACATCAGTACTTCCGTCTGACTTTCTAGGCATATCACTTTGAATAAATTTATTTAATATGTTTCTGTAACTAGATCTCATTGTTGTATACCAACCCTCGTGGTCATCCATGAAGGGTTTAAAAAAATCTAACTCTTCTTGAGTTAAAAAATTGTCTATATATTGAAGATCTCCTTCAATTGTAATTAATTCCATATTATGTTTCATTATTTTTTTTCCCTGTCTTTAATCCTTAGCCATTTACCATATTGATTTGGAGCCGCCTGTCCTATATATTCTTGACCAGTTTCCATATCAATTAATTTCCATTTTCCTGGAGCTTTTGTATGTATAGTTAAATTAATTGGGGTATCGTAGGATTCAATTTCTGTGCCATCAATTAATTTACGCATAAATTAAATTATACCATAAATGATATAATAATAGTATGACAATCAAACTATTTAATGAATTTATGCAAAAATCAGAGTCGGATCAGGTAATTAAATATATTAATAATAATTTAAACAAGTTTCAATCTTTTCAAGAAAATAAATATTTTATTGAAATGTTTGGTAAAGATAATTATCATAAATCATCAATTAATTTAGATGAACTTGGAGAAGTTAAAAATTTAGTATTAAAATATTTTGAAAAATGTGTAGAAAAAATAAAAATTGAATATAAAGTTAATGAAGATTTATATCCTTCTTCATTTTGGTTAGCAAAACAAAATGATGGTGCATATTTAGAAATTCATGGCGATAATGATTATGGGAAAAATCCTCATATTAAATATACTTGCTCTATTTATTTAAATGATGTATTTAATGAAGGTGAAATTCATTTTCCTTATTTACAATATAAATACCAGCCTCGTTGTGGGGATTTATTTTGTTTTCCGTCTCAAAACGGAGAACTTAATTATGATCATGAAATTAAAAAAATAGTAGATAGTAGATATACTATGTTAATTTGGTTAGGTAATGATAAAAATTACGCTTTAAAATATTAATATTATAAAAAAGATGCTATCAATGATACTCTAGGCTCATTGACTACTGATTGATGAACAACTCCTTTAGGCATGTACATAACGTCACCAGCTTCAATAATAAAAGATTCATAAGGTTCATTACCAATCTCTAGTGTTTCTTCAAAAGGATATTCATTTTTATTTTCATATATTCTATATTCTACAGAATTAATTAAAGTCCAAGAATATACCTCTGATTTATCTTTATGTATATTGTTTAAATTTCCAAATCCTAAAAAATCTATTAAAAGTTTAAATGAAGATTCATTTACCTTGTTAGTTATTGAAAATGTATCAGAAAGATTTTTGCATTCTGGTAATTTAATTCCCCATGCCTGTAAATTAAGGTCAGAATTGCTAAGCATTGGAACAGTTTTATCTTTTTTATTTTTAAAAAATCTATCATTTTGAACTTGGTATTTTGGGGTCTCATTAAACTTATTATTTATATAATTCATTATATAGTTCCAGTCAGAATTAGTTGGAAGTATCCCTTTAAATAAAACTGGCCTTTTTTCTACTTTTGCTTTTCTAATTTTTTCTTCAAGCATGTATTAATCTTTTTTTGGCCAAGGGCTTAGTGTGCCGAACATTCCGTCTAGCTGTCTTTGATCTTTATTAAATCCACCGCTAACAGCATGTGCCAGTTTAAATAAATCTGGTACTAGAAGATCACCTTGTTCCCAAATATGTTGCATTCTTATATTTTCATTATTATTAACTTCATTGTTAATTTTTTCAGATATTTCTTTATATTTATTAATATTTTCAATGGTAGGAGTTTCATTATTAAATTTATATAGACTTGTAGTCTCACCTTTAGATAAATATGTTCTAATTGTTTTTTCTTTAGTTATCCAATGTTCTGAAACTAAACTGTAGGTAACCAACTCATCATTATTATTTTTTGAATCTTTTTCATTAAGATAATAATAATAATCTTTTTTGCCATGCCACCTATAATTATTTATTGATACTTTACATTTTAATAAAAAATCTTTATCTTCATCATTAAACATATTAAATAATTTAGACATATCTACAAAAAATGTTTTTCCAGTACTTGGTTCACATTTAAATAAAATCATATTCCATAATCCACTGACATAAGGGTTATGTTCTTGAGCAACATGTTCTTGATGCCACTGAAGCATAATAGAATTTTTATCAAAAACGTTTTTTTCGTCCATATGTTTGTGATGTGTTTCTATATAATCTGAAGGGTTGGTGTTTGAAGAATTCGGATACCAGCCTAAATTATCACCAAATAAATGCATTATTTTAGTTTGCATTTCAAAGTCTAAATTTGCATTTCTAAAAGCAATTATTGATTCATTGATAAAAATATCTTTATAAATATTAAAATTATTTTTTAATTCTTCGTATCCAGGAAATTCTATAGTTTTTATTGTATACATAATTATTTATTTATTGGTTTGTAGTAGGTTGCGGAATCTTTTGGCATAATTTGTCCATTAGCCCATTCTTCTCTTAACTTTTCTCTTAAAGGATTGGTATCTTCTTTAATTTTTTTTAGATCAACATTGTATACACTATCTGCGTAATCATATGACCCCATCATGGTGTATCTAGTTCCAGATGTTACTTCAGTAACCGCATGTACGTTTTGAATTCCAACATCAAAAACAATTACTGATCCAGTCTCTGGTTTAAAAGAAATTTGATGGTCTCTAAATGTCAGGAGTCCTCCATCAAAATTATCATTTAGATAAATCATGGTAACTAATTTATTTTCTTGCCATGCATTTGGAGTCCCATCTAATTCGGTATTATCTGAATGGTCTGGCGCAAATGCTCCTGGCTCCCATTTATGAGAACTTAAGCTTATTTGTTTTAATTTTTTATTAAATACTTTTTCTGCTAATTCTTGTGATTTTAATTGAAATTTTCTTAAAGCGTGCCCACCTTCTGGAGTATGTGGTTTATTTCCAGACAATATATACATATTGTAAAAACAAGATAATATCCAGTCGTCAAGATCTTTCCAATAAGAAATTATGTAATCACACTCTTCTTTTGTAAATACATTTTTATACTCAACAATATCTGATTTATGAATAATTTCTATCACTATATTAATCCTGTTCCTTCAGCTTTATCAATTTGATCATCTATAGTATTTAAAATATCAATATCTAGATCCGAAGAACTAGATATTGATCTTGTGCACATTATTAAACCTTCTTTGGTCTACCAGTTTTTTTAGGACCCATATTGGTTTCTCTACGAATCCCATGTTTATTACGGTCAACTCTTGTTAATGATCTTTGATTTGCAATTCCAGATCTAAATTTACCTTGATTTGGTTTTTTACGACCAACTTCTTGAGAAGTTACTGCGCCTGCTGGTTCATTGTTTGGCGGTGTCGCCATACCTGTGCCATTTTCACTCATTGATAAATGATGTTCTTTGCGCTGGAGTGGCGGTCATATTTAATGTAAGACCAGCCTCTCCATCTCTTGAAACTTCAGTAATTGTAACTGGAACAATTCCAGTTGTACTTCCTACTGATTCACATCCGCATTCAAAACACATTATTACTTACCGCCGTTGTTTACGCCTGCGCCATCTTGTGATGACTTATCAGTTGATGGGAATGCAGCTTTTGGTGCCTCTGTGTATGATTCTGTTGACCATGGTGATGATCCTACTGGCTTTGTTTCGTTAAATCCTTTTAAATCTTTTCCGTCTGACATTTTATTTCTCCTATAGGTTGTTGTATTTAGATGGGTCTAGAAATCCATCTATACCCTTATTATAGCATTTAAGAAATTACTAACCCAAAACAGTATCTAGGCCACGATATTTTATAGGCCAAAAAAATGATATTATTACGTTTCTATGCCCTTTTTCAATTTTTGACACCTGATGTGGTAAATCATGATCCCCTTTAAAAAAAATAAAGGTTCCAGGTTTTGGTTTTATTGAAAAATTTTCTTGGGGAAACTCTAAAAGCCCACCCTCATAATTATCGTTAAGATAAAGAAGCCCAGACCAATCGTCTTTTGAATTTTTTCTAATACTTTCTGGGTCATTAGGTGTAATGTAATTATCTGTATGCGTCTTCATTTCAGAACCTTCTAGCATTAACCCATAAAACATTGTTTTAATATCCATTTTTGTATCTAAAAAGTCTGAAATTGTGTCTGACATTGAAT